ATAAAACGGTAAATTTTTCCTTTCGTGGTTGAAGGAGTAGTGCGTTAGCCTACTATCATGACTAAACATCATCGTAGTTACGCTAACGTCGTACTGTAGCCAAAAACTCTTCGAAAGAGTATAAATTTGAGTGTCTTGGGTTGACAATAAAAACACCAAAAGAACTATCTTGGCTTAGATATAAAATAAGCACGCGGCCCTAACAGGAGGAATTCTTAGTGGAGTCATATACGGAAGTACCGGAATGACATTTAAACCCTTGTAGAACTCAGCATCACGCGCCTCCCTAAACATGCTGGTCTAAGGCCTCGCCCAGTAGAAAATTTAATATGCGGTATGAAACAGAACCAAACCCCCAAGGTGACTTGACCTGTAAAACAAGCACTCTAGTATGGAGTATAAACAAGCGATTGATTGTTTCTCTTATTTTCCTTTTGCTACCTTGTGTAGGAGCAATCGAATTTGAGGTTCTCTACAAACAACCAAACGCCACCACTTTCGCTTTCTATGAGCTCGTAACTGAAGAGTTTATAGAGGTGATAGAACAGCCTACATCAGTATATGATAGTGTTTACACTGTAATTGTATACTTTATGTTCATTTGCGTGAGCATCCTAGTTCCATGTATGGGATTATGTATTCTCGCGTATTGTAATCCTATGGGTTACGTAAGGTTCATGATAAGGTTGGGTGTCTTTCCAAGAGAAGCTCTCGAGATGATTGGAAGAGCAATTGAGGTTCCACCTGCACCCCCCCTTGTTGGAATTGAACCTAACCCTGGACCTAGTCCTAAACAGACTGAAGCTTTATGTAGAATTAAAAATCTATCTAATAAGCCAATAAATTTGGAACACGTAGATTGTTGCATTTGTGATTGTAACAGTCTCTTCTCAGTGGTTGATTGTAAATCATTTGTTGAAGACCATGTTCTTAATCAAACTGTGTACTCTAGTTCTTTCATTGTGTATAGAGCGAAGAGTTATATCCAGTTAAAAACCAAAAATGGTATTAGTGACAGTCTATGTCTTGATTGTTATATGAAAGTATGGATCGAGCATGCGGCTTGCCGTTGCTCACGTTGTTGCCTAATTTCTCCTAGTATGGTTTACGAACAGTTGAAAGCCAATCAGCATTTGCTTTCCTTGCAGGAAAGTGATGATTTCTTAAAGATTGTTGCAAATCGTTCAAAGAAGAAGTACAAAGCTCAAGGTTTCTTGAATTATGTTCCTGGTATCAACGCCCTTCAGGCGCTAGATAAGGTAGCATCTCTGGTCAAGAACTTGACTCGCGGTGGAGATGACGTGGAAAGTAACTTGGTGATGCTTCTTGAATCTTTGGTGGATCAATTCGATGATCTAGCACTACGGGCTGTATTGTTTACAGTTTGTTGCACAACATATGCGTACCACGGTCCAAGCGTGCAGTTCACAATTTTGTGCTCACTTGCTATTGGATTCTATAAGTACGGAATGGTCCGACTTAAAGAAGATATTGCTTCCATTGGACGTTTGCTAAACGGTTATTTTGCCCAAAGCGGGACAGATATATTTGTTGACCTTATCACTATCTACTTCAGTGTTACAAAAACTGAAGGAGTTCTGAAGACGCTAAGCGATGCTATAAAGAATTTGTCTAGTTTTTCTGCTAGGAGAAGTTCTATGGAAGATATTATGAATGCTGTAACGAAGTTTATTTCTTTGTGTTATGACATTTTCTTGGTGAAAGGTTTAGGCTTTCCTCAACTAGCTTTATTTACGGATATCTATCCTGAGAGTACTGCTTGGTCTGCACAAGTTGAGCTTATTAAGAAGCAATGCTTGGCAGACAACCTGATCACAGTCGAGAAGTACAATGTGGTTGAGGATCTTATAAAGCAGGGAAGTCGTATTCGTGCCCAGTGCTTGCAACACAAAAAGTTGCGCCATATTGCTGTTTCCATCAATGATGATCTCCGATCATTAAATGATATTCAGAAAAAGTATGGGGCATCTGGGATTTTCAACGCTGGAAACAGGTTTGAACCTTTAGCTATTCTCATAAGAGGTAAAACTGAAATCGGTAAGTCTTGCTTAACCAAGCCTCTAATTACGAAGCTCATGGGAGCCGTAGTGCCTGACCATCTTCTTGAGATATACAAGGAGAATCCAGCATCTTTCATTTACAATGCTGTAGCTGAAAACCAGTATTGGGATGGATATGCTGGACAGTATGCTTGTATATTTGATGACTTTGGTCAAGCAAGGGACGTACAAGGTCAGCCTGACAATGAGTATTTCAAAATTATACGGTGTGTTAATGATAGTCAGTACATGTTGCACATGGCTGATGTCGAATCTAAAGGTAAGACTTTTTTCGATAGTAAGCTATTGGTTGCAACAACTAACTTATTTGATTTTCATCCAAATTCCATTGTTGAACCTGCTGCAGTAACCAGACGATTTTCAATCGACGTAACCTGTCATGTTTCTGAAGAATTTCGTGCTCCTGGTAAACATAGCTTGGACTACTCTAAATTAGATGGACACCATAACAAGGCCGCTCATTACTTTGTGTGCAATAGAACACAAAAGAAGTATTCGTTTGATGAGCTAATTGATCTCGCTGTTTCACAATTTCGAGTTTTGGAAGCCAGGTACAACAACAGAGTTGAAGATTTGTCGACTTTCGTTGAAGAAGGTTTAAATATGAGAGCTCAAGGTTTTTTTGAGACACGCCTCGATTCTCTGTGGCAGTCAGCCATATCTGACTTGGAGAAAACTGCTGGGATAGGCATAATTGGTGTACTTAGTTCGATTCTAGTAGGCAAGCTAGTTGCAATGCTATGCGGTTTGTTTACGTCGGAAAAGCCCAATTATGTTAGTCAGGATGATTTGACATGTCATCTGATGATTAAATCAGTGTACAAGAAAAGTCTTGTTGGTTTCAAAATAGGAGGTACCCACGTAGGTTACGTTTTGTTTGTTAAAGACAGAGACGCTTTGATTCCCAATCACTATATTCAACGATTCAAAGTTGAAGATGAAGGATATGAAGTTGAGTTTTACACTGGCACAACGACTCTAGGTAAGCTCACTCTTGGTGAAATCATCAAGAATTCGGTATGCTATCCTGAAGTTGAATGCGCTTTTATTCGTTTTCCATACACGTTTCCAAAACGCAAAAACATCCTTGGATGCTTTGTGACTGATGAAACGTTTGGTAACAGGAAAAAAGGCAAACTATTACAACCAAAGTACACTGATAGGAATAGCAATGATGTTCTCATTGTTGAGAGAAATTTTAGAGTTGTTTCCAACTTTAAGACAGGTGCTTTTGGTGAGACACGTGTTTTCAAGAAGCTCATTGATTACACAGGACACACTGTTGCTGGTGATTGCGGTCTTCCCATTTTTTTAGAAGATAATGCAACGCGTGGTGAAAAGATTATTGGTTTCCATATTGCAGGAGCTGCAGGAGGTTTATCTTTGGCTACTTGCACGGACATTCCCAAACTGTACGATGGTTTCTCTAAGTATGTGGATCAATTGAGTACAGATGTTTTCCGAACTATGAAGAAGATTGGAAATGTTCCGCAAGGTGTTGGTTATCAGACACAAACTAGCATTCGCAAGAGTCCATTATATGGACGAGTGTGGGATCCTAAGAAGAAACCAGCTGCTTTGATGAGAAGCCAAACAGAAGTCGATGTAAGCCCGTTCGATAAAGCTGTCATGGGATATGATGTTCCTGCGGCTGAGTTTAAAGAGGATTATATTGAACCTTGTTTGCAAGTTGTATTTTCATTAATACAGAATGATAGTGATTACCGGGATTTGAAGGTCCTTTCTTTCGAAGAAGCTGTTCTTGGTGATCCAAACAACCCATATCTGAACGCAATGCCGAGAAATACGAGTGCAGGTTACCCTTACAACGTAGATAGGTTGCCAGGATATCCAGGGAAGACGAGATTCTTTGGTACTGGTGCCGAGTATGATCTTTCACGCGAGGAGTGTCAGAGATTAAAGGCACGTGTCAATGATATGTTACACTCCATAGGTAGTAAGCGGCCCGAATTATATTTCACTGATAGTCTTAAGGATGAATTGCGAACCTTTGAGAAGGTTAAGAATGGTGAAACTCGTTTGTTCGCGGCTTGTCCTATCGAATTGTCAGTTAGCATGACGATGTACTTTAAGGATTTCTCTGCTTGGTTAATGGAAAATCGCACTCGTACGGGTGTGTGGCCAGGCATTAATCCTTATAAAGAGTGGGGCATTTTGGAGAATAGGTTGAAGAGTGTTTCAAACAATATCATTGCTGGTGATTTCAAGGAGTTTGACAAGCGGCAAAACAGCGACGTCATAAATCGCATGTTGCCATATATTCAGGCTATGTACGATGATGGTGATGAAAATTACCTAATTCGTAAAAGGCTGTGGCACGAGATCACTAATTCTCGTCACATTGTTGGTAGTGACATCATTGAATGGGATCACTCAAATCCGAGTGGCCAACCTTTGACTACTACTGTGAACAATCTTTACAACATGTTTTTACATGTTTATTGTTGGTTGGACGCCCACAACGGTGATTTGGCATGTCTAAAAGACTTACAGAAACATTTCTCATTAAATGTTTTTGGAGACGATAGTATAAATGCTGTCTCAGATGAGAAATTGCCAATGTTTAATCAGGAAACAATTCGTTGCACTATGCTGAAAAGTGGCATTGTCTACACTGATGAGTCCAAAACAAAAGGTAGTTTGCCGCCGTGCAAACCACTCTCGCGAAGCACCTTTCTTAAACGCGGTTTTAGAATGGACAATCTCGCAGGTAGAACTGTTGGACCATTGTCCATGGACACCATTCATGAAATGGTAAACTGGTCGAAGAAAGGAGCGGATTATGACAACATCGCAAGAACAAATGTTGATGTTGCCCTCCACGAGCTTTCATTACACGGTGAAGAACTGTACAACAGTGAAAGCAAAAAATTAATCGAACAATCTCGAAAGATATTAGGGTACCAGCCCCCTTTGATTCGATGGTCCGACGTGTTTTTGGAAACATGTGGATTTGAAAAGTACTGGTAAAGTTTAATAACTTTTCACGGTGATCTTGCTTAGCATTCAATAATCATTCAGAATTAAAAATGAATCAAGTACTGCACGTGAAATTAAAAACCCTGACCTATTTAGGTCGGAGATGGGGTTTGGGTAATCACCAATATCTCCAAATTCTGATAGTCTATTCTTATGGGTGTAAGATATGATGAAACAAATCACCTGCTTCAAATAATAATAATAATAACGGTGGCACCGTATCAGCCGAAAATGAAGGTCCCAACGTAGCCGGTGGCTATATTGAGACCGAAGGGGTTTCGACTCCAAGTACAGATGTAACACAACCAGACTCTTCTGCTGTAGAAGTTAGACAAGGTGTTTATCATCTCGACAAGGATTTGATGTCCTCTAGCGGAAGTGAAACCGCTTCCATTGAGAAGTTCTTGGCTAAACCTGTGCAAATTGCATCTGGTTTGTTCTCAACTTCTGCTCCTTACAATGTGAATTTGGTTGAGAAACAATTTCCGCAAGATCTTCTTTCTATTCCTGTTTACAATGAGAAGATTTCTGGGTTTTTGGGCATCCGTGCGACGCTCATCATTAAGCTGCAAGTGAATTCGCTTGCATCTCAAGCTGGCATGCTCAGAATAGCTTATCTGCATTGTGGCAACGAAGCTAATATGTTTCCAGGAATGCGTTTTCGTAGTCCTAGATCAACTTCACAATTGCCTCATGTGGATTTAGATCTTTCTCAACATTCAGAGGCTATTCTTGAAGTCCCTTATATTAGTCCCGCTAATTATTACAGTTTTACAGAGGATATTGGTTCCTTTGGTGTAGCTGTAGTTAAAAATATTAGTACTCTCAGGACAGGAACTGGTCCGATCGACGTTCCGTATACACTTTGGGTTAGTATGAAAGATGTAGAACTTATAGTTCCTACTTATAATGCTCAAATGTCTAATTTTAAGACTTCTAAGAAGATGAAGAACAAGCAAAATGTTACAGAATCAGAACAGGGTATTCCAGTTAGTCAGGTTTTGGCCATGAGCTCCAAAGTTGCTTCATCGTTGTCAGGTATACCTCTGCTTTCAGCAATAGCTAAACCAGCCTCTTGGGCATTAGCTGCTGCTTCAGGTCTAGCTGCTTCTTTCGGATATAGCAAACCAAATGAGACTACACCTCCTATCCGTTCAGTTAGGCAGAGTAAGCCATTCTCTACTAACTGTGATGGTTCGAGTGTAGGAACTAGTATGGGCATGAGCGCTGAGAATAAAGTTTCAACTCTTCCTGGTTTTGCCGGGAATGATATTGATGAAACGTGTATTAAGTACTTATGTTCTATTCCTTGCCACTTTCAGTCTATAACCTGGGCTGATACTGCATCTGCTGGAACAGAATTTGCTTTACAACCAAAGTTACATCCACAGGGTCAGGTATATAGACATGTGGTATCAGGTGATTTGATTGCTGAGCACGGACCTATGGGATATTTAGCTGGCTTTTTCCGTTACTACCGAGGTTCGATAAGTTATAAGATCAAGATAATTAAAACAGTTTTCCACACTGGACGGCTATTGGTTACGTACACCCCTGGTACGGCTGTGCCATCTGCTGCAGATAAGGTTTACGGTTTTCGACAAATTCTTGATCTTGAAGAGGCTAGTGAGTGGGATATTACTTTTCCTTTTCATAGCGTAACGCCTTGGCGTGGGAATGCTGACGAGGATTATACTACTGGTTTGCAGAATTTTGATTATTATGGTAATGTCACAATTTCTGTCCTTAATCCTCTCCGTGCTCCATCATCGTGTAGCTCTGAGGTCGACATTTTCCTTGAAGAATATTCATCGGACATGCAATTTGCAGCG